ACAGACAAGCGTGTGGTGGTGTCCACTTGGCAGTCGCTGTTCAAGCAGCCTGAAAAATACTTTCAGCAGTTTGGCGCAGTGATCGGGGACGAAGCACACCTGTTCAAGTCCAAGTCGCTCACAGCCATCCTCACCAAACTCAAGACTTGCCCGTTCCGTGTGGGCACAACAGGAACGCTTGACGGCACCAACACCCATCGCCTGGTGCTTGAGGGGCTGTTTGGACGCGCCTACGAAGTCACCAAGACCAAGGCTCTCATGGAGCAAAAGATACTGAGCGATTTGAAAATTGACTGCTTGCTGCTGTCGTATCCTGACTTGGATCGTGAAGCCATTAGACGAGCAAAATATCCCGATGAAATCAAGTGGATCATTGGGTCGCCACGCCGCAACAAATTTATTGCCAATATGTGTAACACGCTCAAGGGCAATACCCTGATACTATTTCAATTCGTGGAAGATCACGGAAAGGTGCTAAATAGTCTTGTGAGGGCTTGTGTTTCGCCCGAGCGTAAGGTATTCTTTGTGCATGGCGGTACAGAAGCCGCCGACCGAGAGGAGATCCGCAAGATTGTAGAAAGCGAATCTGATGCCGTCATCATTGCCTCTTACGGTACATTCAGCACAGGTATTTCTATTCGCCGTCTACACAACATCATCTTTGCTTCTCCCTCCAAGTCCCGTATTCGCGTTCTGCAAAGCATCGGACGACAGTTGCGCGTATCACAGGACAAAACGGTAGCCCGACTGTACGATCTTGGGGATGACTTGTCTTGGAAATCGTGGAAAAATCACACACTGCGACACATGAATGAGCGTATGAGACTGTATGAAGCGGAAGGATTTGACCACAAACTTGTCAGGATACAGTTAGGAGAAGACCTATGAGCAGACGAAAGAAAACCGAACTCAAAGTCTTCAAACTCCGTAGCGGAGAAGAGATCATTGCCAAGGTTGCGGGCAAGACCAAGGACAAGATCAAGTTGCTGCGCCCCATGCGGGTGATGAACAACATACAGACCGATCCGTACACAGGCATAAAGCGGCACACCGTTTTCTTTGCTGATTGGCTTGGCAGCACTTCCGAGATTACGGCTGACATTCCACTTGATTTTGTGGTGGTGGAATTGGCTCCTGATCCTGATTTGGTTACGCTGTACGCACGACAGACAGAAGCAGATGACCGCCAAGCCGCTTCTCCCACGATTTCGGTGGCTCCACCAGCACCACCCGCACTGCCACTTCCCGAACTTTCTGAAGAAGAGATGCAGGAACTCACTGATAGTGTGGACAAGAAACTAGAGCAGATGCTGAAGCAGTTGGCAGAAGAAGACGGAAAGACTGGTGGTGCGTTTCCATACGGTTCAATGCTGCCGCCCCTGTTCAATCCAACAGGTGGTTCCATGCCACCAAATTTTTCACCGCGTCCCGAAGGCATCATGTTTTCGGTCAGCATTCCAAACGATGTGCTGAACAGTTGGGTGGAGAGCGGATTTCTTGATTACTTGAAGGATTGTGTTTCTGATTTCATCAGCACCGATTTCCTTGAGCAAATGCTGAACGAAGAAGAGGACGAAGTTCCTCAAAAGCCCAAGAAGAAAAAGAACAAGCGGGAAAAGATTTCAAAGGACGATTGGACGGAACCTGCCGAGGATTTAAAGAAGAAGCCCAACTACGGCAACAGCCACGAAGACTGGTCGCCATATTTGAAGGACTATATGCCTGAACAGGAGCCACCAAAAAATACAGAAGAGGGTTGACGACTGATGAGAAATGATTCATAATGCATACCGAAAGGACTGTGATGGCGAAGAAGAAAAGTGACCACTACATAGACAACCAAAAGTTTTTTGAAGAGATGAAGACTTGGAAGATTGGCGTGAAGGCTGCTGACAAGGCAGGAACCCGTCATCCTCCCGTGACTGAATACATCGGTGAATGCTTTATGAAGATTGCAGAGCATCTATCCCGCAAGCCAAATTTCATCAACTACCCGTATCGGGACGAAATGATCTCTGACGGGATTGAGAATTGTCTGCTGTACGCATACAACTTTGATCCCACCAAGTCCAAGAATCCGTTCTCGTACTTCACGCAGATCATCTACTACGCATTCCTTCGCCGCATTCAGAAGGAGAAGAAGCAAGCGTACATCAAACTCAAGAAGATTGAGATGAGCGATGTGGACTCGTCCATGAAGAAGTGGTTCCGCGAGAACTTCCTGAAGATTGGTGACAATTTTGAAACACTGCCCACCTTCCTGACGGAAAACGACATCAACTCGTTTGAGAAGAAGACGGGTGAGGCTGAAGCGAGTGAAGAGAAGCCCAAGAAGGCAAGCAAGAAGCCTGTGAAGAAGCCCGCCAAGAAAGGCAAGAAGAAGTGAAGATTGCACTGGTGACTGATACCCATTTCGGAGCGCGTAACGATTCCCCGATTTTCATGGAACACTTCATGCGGTTCTTTGACCGCGTGTTCTTTCCTCGCATTGAAGCCGAGGGTATTGACACCATTATTCACTTGGGTGACTTTCTTGATCGCCGTAAGTTCGTGAACTTCCTTACGCTGAACGCGGTGCAGACCGGATTCGTGAAGCGGCTTGAGCAGAGCGGTGCAAAGATGCACTGCATCTTGGGCAACCACGACATCTTCTACAAGAACAAGAGCGAGGTGAATTCGCTTCAGGAGTTGTTCTCCGACCGTTTCATTGTTCACGACACGCCCAAGGTGCTTGACTTTGACGGACTGCCTATTGCGCTGCTGCCGTGGATCAACAAGGAAAACGAAGCCGAATCCCTGAAGTTCATCAACGAAACCACGGCTCCCATTCTGTGTGGTCACCTTGAATTGCACGGATTTCAGGTGCTGCGGAACACGCCCTTTGACGGCGGCATGGACTCCAACATTTTCAAGAAGTTCCACGCGGTGTACACGGGGCACTTCCACACACGGCATTCCAATGAGAATGTCCACTACTTGGGATGCCCGTATCAGATTACCCTGAACGATTACGGCGACAAGAAGGGATTCCATATTCTAGACACCGCCACCCGCGATCTAGAGTTTGTGAAGAATCCCCACACCATTTTCACACAGATTCGGTATGACGATTCCGCCCTGTCTGATACACAACACATCAAGGTGGACGAAGAGCGTACACGGGGAAAGTTTGTCCGTATCATCGTGGAGCAGAAGAGCAAGCCGTACATCTTTGAGAAGTTTGTGGACTCCGTGTACGCAAGCAGCCCACACGGTGTCACCATTATTGAAGACCTGCAACCCGACCAAAACGGGGACAGCGAAACCGTGGATTTGGGTGAGGACACCATCACTATCATCAATCGGGAAATTGAATCCCTACAGAACATCTCCGATCCCAAGCGTCTAAAGGAATTGGTGCGTGATCTGTACGCTGAATGCCTAGCAAACGAGAGCGTGAAGTAATGATTACATTCAACACGATACGGTGGAAGAATCTGTTGAGTACAGGCAATGTATTCACGGAAGTACAACTAGACAAGACTGCCACCACCCTGATCTGTGGTGAGAACGGTGCGGGCAAGACCACCATGTTGGATGCCCTCACCTTTGTGCTGTACGGCAAGCCGTTCCGCAACATCAATATTCCACTGCTCGTAAACTCCATCAACGGCAAGGACTGCGTGGTGGAGATTGAGTTCACCTCAAACGGCAGCAGTTACAAGGTGACTCGCGGACTGTCTCCCAAGGTGTTCCTGATTGAAAAGGACGGTACGGTTGTAGAGCAGACCGCCAATACCAAGGACTATCAGTCTATTCTTGAAACACAGATTCTGAAGATGAACTACAAGACATTCTGTCAGGTGGTCATATTGGGATCCACGAACTATGTGCCGTTCATGCGGCTGTCTGCTGCGGATCGGCGCAGCATCGTGGAGAACTTGTTGGATATTGATGTGTTCTCCAAGATGAACGAAGTGCTGAAGTCTCGTCTGTCGGAATCCAAGGAAGAACTGCGGCAGGTGGAATCGCAGATTGCCACTCTCAAGTTGCGGGTGGAACACAAAGCCGACATGATAAAGAAGATTGAGGAAAAGTCGGATTCGCAGTTGGAGTCCTACAAGAACTCTACCACTGAAGAGCAAAATTCACTGCAAGCCCTATTGGAGAAGAAGGCTACCCTACAGAGTGAAATTGCTGCTCTTGCTGAAAGCGTTTCCTCTGTGGACAAGCAGCGGGATGCAATTTCTCAAATGACCGCTGTTCGCAAGCAGATGCACACCGGTGTCAAGAAGGCAGAAGAAGAGAAGACCTTCTACGAGCAGAATGAAGAGTGTCCTGTGTGCAAGCACGGATTGCCCGATCAGTTCCGTCAGGACATGATTGGCAAGAAGGAAGAGCGACAGACTGAACTAGCCCTTGCGCTACAGAAGATGGAGCGTATGCTTGAGGACGCTCGTACCAAGTTGGATATTGCCAATGAGGTGGTGCAGAAGGTTGACGAGAAGAAGCAGGAGTCTCACCGAACGGATTCTGCCATTGCTTCATCCAAGAAGTACCTGAAGCAGTTGCAGGAATTGGCGGACAAGGTGCAGCGGGAGAAGGCTTCCATTCAGGCAGAGCGGGACGCAATGGCAACGCTACAGAGCGAAGAGGACGCGGCTGAGAATCAGAAGAAGGTGTTGGTGGAGGATCTGCATACAATGGAGATTGCCACGGTGCTGCTAAAGGACAGCGGCATCAAGCGCAAGATCATTCGTAAATACATTCCTGCACTAAACAAAATCATTAACAAGTATTTGATTTCAATGGATTTCTTTGCCCAGTTCACCCTGAACGAAGACTTTAATGAAATAATCAAGAGCCGCCACCGTGACGAATTTTCGTATGACAGTTTCAGCGAAGGTGAAAAATTGAGAATTGATCTTTCCCTCTTGCTTGCGTGGCGAGACATTGCTAGAATGAAGAACTGTGCCAACACGAACCTGCTCATCTTGGACGAGGTATTTGATTCTTCTCTTGATGCCGTGGGCACTGAAGAAGTCATCAAGATTCTCCAAAGTATGGGCGGAAGCAACAACATCTTTGTGATCTCTCACAAGTCTGACCAACTGCTAGATAAGTTCCAGAACATCTTGACCTATAAGAAGGTCAACAACTTCAGCAAACTATGCTAACCATGAGTCGGAAAATTTCAAAAGAACGAGCGAAAAACATTCTGTCGGGTGGGACAGAGCCGCACTACGATCCTGCTACCAAGGCAGAAGACATTGAACTCACCATAGAGAAGTCTCTGTATTGGTACAGACAGAATTACAAACTCCCGTCTGCCAAGGTGTGGGTGCGTGATTACTTGGAAGAGAGCGGACGGAGCGAAGACGCAGCACTGGTGTCCCGTGCAGGAAAGGAGCATTTCCGATTTGTGGCTCCGTACTGCCGCATGGCTGTTCTTGGGTTTCCGTTCTCTGAAAAGCAGCAAGAAGTCATTCAAAAGCACCTGACCGAACTGCTTGACAGTGCCCGATCCAACGCACCTGTTGCGGAGCGTCCAAGCGTGGCTGAACGGGTTGCTGCCAAGGCAGATGCCACCCTGTGCTTGTTGGAGCCTGTAATTGATGACACCATGACCGCTGTGCTTGGCGGCAAGCGCAAGGACACCTCTCTGCTTGATTGGATCAAGACCAGTGACCTGAACCGTCCGCTGGCTCTTGCTGTGCGCGAACGGTTGGACACCGTTCTTCAGGAATTTTCTGCGGCTAGCAGTGGTAGCGATCCTGACCTGAAGGAAGGGTATTCCCACTTCACCGCCAAAGGTTTGAAATATATGACCGAAATACTTAGCGGTGCAATTCAAAATTTGGATGACCGTCTTGGTGTTCTCCGTGCGTCCCGCAAGCCCCGCAAGCGCAAGGCAAAGAGTGCCGAAAAGCAAATAAAGGGTTTGAAATTTTTGGCACGAAGTGAGCCTTTTGGAGTTGACTCCGTGAAGCCACAGGCTATCATTGGGGCACAAGGACTCATTGTGTTTAACACCAAGAACAGCAAAGCCACCGTATTCACCGCAGTTGAGCCGAAGAGCGGACTAGCGGTCAAGGGGTCTACTGTTGTGGGATTTGATAGCACAAAGTCCTTTGAGAAGACGGTGCGTAAGCCTGACGAGTTCGTGAAGAACGCAGACGGTTGCCGCAAGACCTACACCGCTGCGGTGCGTTACCTCAACGGCGTGAAGACGAAGCCAAGCGAACCCACGGGGCGCATCAACAAGCACTGCATCATCCTACAGGTAAACTAATGATTCTCGTTGACAACACACAGGTACTGATGTCCTCCATCTTTGCACAGACACGGGACATTGGAGCAATTGACGAAAACCTTTGCCGTCACATGGTGCTGAACACCTACAGAATGTACCGCAAGAAGTTTTTCCGCGAGTACGGCGAACTGGTGATCTGCGAAGACGGCGGTGCGTCTTGGCGGCGTGATTTCTTTTCGCTGTACAAAGCCAAGCGCAGGGCTGATCGCAAGGAAAACGCAGAGCAATGGGACAATTTTTACGATATCATCAACCGTATTCGTGCGGAAGTTGCAGAGAATTTTCCGTACAGGAATGTGCTTGTGCAGGGCTGTGAAGCCGATGACATCATTGCGTACTTGGTAAAGACCTACGCTCCAACCGAGAAGATTCTTATTCTCAGCGGAGACAAGGACTTTGGTCAACTCCTGATTCACAAGAATGTGACACAGTACGCGCCCATTCAAAAGAAGTTTATTACGGTGGACAATCCACATCAGTTTCTGCTTGAGCATATTGTGAAGGGTGATTCCACTGACGGTGTACCCAACCTGCTGTCGGATGACGACTGCTTCATGGACGCAGGAAAGCGACAGAAGCCCATCACTCAAAAGCGAATGACTGAAATTCTCAAAGAATACGCGGACACGGGAAAGGTGACTGACAAGTACGCAGTGAATTGGAACAGGAACAACACACTGATCAATTTGCTGAATATTCCCGCCGAGTACGAATCAAAGA